TAAAAACCCAAATCCAATGCAAACTTGGAGCGAGTTTCTTGATTCGATGCTAACGTGGTACAATACTAGCGGCGAGATATTCGTTTACGGATTTGCTCCATCTGAAGGCCTAAATAAGGGCAAAATTAAGGAGATGTACGTTTTGCCGTCTAACTATGTAGAGATTGTGGCTGGCAGCTTATTCGAGCCAGTACGCGGCTACAAATTGATAATTGGAGACCAAAATATTGAGATACCAGCTGACCAGGTACTACACATCAAAACAACCAATTTAACTTGGGATTTGAACGGAGCGCAATTGCGTGGAATGCCTCCTCTCTTGGCTGGTTTGACAACCTTACAAGCCAACAACGAGGCGACCTTTGCCAAACAAAAGACTTTCCAAAACGGAGGAGCCAAAGGGATTATTTCGCCAAACATCACAAACCCTGAGTTTTGGCCATCGCCTGACCAAAGAGCAAAGATGGACGAACGGATAGACGAGAGGATAAACGGCAATAAAAACATTAATAAAATCGTTGCCTCCTCGATTCCTTTGCGTTACGATGCAATCGGATTGTCTCCAGTTGCGATGGATATTATTAATTCTCAAAACATGGACTTGCAAACTCTTTGCGGTCTTTGGGGAGTTAATCCTGTTTTGTTTACATCTAACGCAACCTATGCCAATTTGGAAGGCGCACAAAAGGCTTTGGTTACCGATGTAATTATGCCGCAGCTCCAAATGATTGAGGAGAAATTTACGCAATGGCTTGGCAAGTCTTACGGCATGGATTACGTTATTGATTTCGATATATCCAGCTTTAGTGAGTTGCAACCCGATGTCCAAGTTATACTGGATACATACGGAAAATCGCCATACTTTACAGGAAACGAGGTAAGAAGCTTGTTGAACTGGCACGCAAGCGAAGACCCAGCAATGGACGTGCATTGGATACCTAGCAACGTAATTCCAAGCGAGGAGGCTTTAGGTAATGCAACAACGGATTTTAGCGATTTCCCAGCCTAAAAAATGAAGCTTATAAATTATTCTAAGGTTAGACGGTCGGCGGCAACTGACCTGAAGAAATACGAGCGCCTTGGGATTAAGCTATTTACCGCGGCTTTAAAGCTACAAGCTAAGCCAAATCCGTCGCCTTTGCCAATGCAAGAGGCTTACATAAAGTTCTACCAAACAGTCTTTGTTGAGTCGGCAAAGCAAGAGTTTAACCGAATAAGACAAGACAACCGCGAGAAGGCTTACGTTCCTGACGATTTCTTTTTAAATACCTGGAGAGAATGGATTAAGGAATGGGTTAACGCAAACCTTGGAACGCTAATAACTGGTGTAAACCAAAACACCTTAGAGCAAATACAAAAGATACTTGGCGAAGGAATTGAGCAAGGTTTAAACCCTTTTCAGCTTGAGAAACTTTTACTTGAGCAAATACCAAACATTGCTAGAGCCAGGGCAATTGCTAGGACTGAATCGACACGAGCTTACAACGAAGGCAAGAAGCGCTCGGCACAAGATTGGGCAAGTCAAACAGGTACAACACTTTGGAAGTTATGGATTCATGGAGGCTCAAGAGAGCCGAGGTTCCAGCATATCCAGGCACAAGACAAACCGATAAGGGCAGACCAACCTTTTGTCTTTACGACTAAAGGAGTGGAGGTGTTTATGGACAAGCCTGGCGACCAAAAAGGTGGAGCGGCTCAGACAATTAATTGCAGTTGCGTTGTGGTTTATATTTCCGAGGCATACGCGCGTCGTAACTTTCCTGACACGTTTAATGGTTCGGCTCCAGTAGTTAGGCCAATAACTCCATTACCAACAACCACAAATTTAAATCCTCCAAGCGTTGCAAATACTCAATTAAAAGATGAGTTTATTTACACGACACAAGATAAGGCTACGGTAAAAAAAGTTAATGACATTCTGTCTTTTACCGATGGAGTTACTGATTTAATGAATAAAAATAATTCTAATCTTTCTATAAGAACTCCAGCTCAAAGTTCAAGAAATGGACACTTTAAATTTGTAAAGGAATTAGGATACACTAATATTAATGATGCATTTTTATTAAGTTCTAAAATTGGAGGCGGAATGGAAAGCAACACACTTGGGAACTGTTCAAGAATAGGAGCATACATGAATGTTAAAATAAAAAAAGGAGATGTAATTGATTTTAAAGCAACAAAATTATCTTTTAATGAAAATGAATTTGAAGATTTATTAAAGTTAGGTTACGCTAAAGGTTCAACAAAAAACGGCCTGACTAATGTTTACAATTTAAAGACAAGAGATGTAATTGGATTTGTTAATCAAGATGGAGAGTTTAAATTTTGGACTGTGGGAATGGCAATGAAAGTACAGACTGGAAAAGAAAACCTAGCATCAACTATAACTCATGAAGCAGCTCACATGTTACAAGCATTAAAAGATAGAGATTTAGCTGGATGGAAAAATATTTTACAGGCAAACAATATTAACCCAAGCTCAGAGGCATTAACCCAATATGGAGGAACTAATTTTCAAGAATTATTTGCTGAAACTTTTACTGCATTTGTTTACGACAACCAAGGCTTAAAAACAAAAAGGCCAAATCTTTACAATACTTTTGTTAAATACCTAGAGCAAATTGGAGTTGATGTAAACACAATTAAGCTAGCAAACTAAAAAATTAAAATGTTTGACTTTTCAAAGGCACAAGAAATAACAGATGAAATAATAAAGCTACAAAATGAGCTTAAATTTCAAGAAGCCGCTAATTTGTATTTAAAGACAATTAAGGAAATTCAATCCTCAGAATTTCAACTAGAAAATCAAACTGAATGGATTGAGAATCTTTTAGATGAACAAACAACTCTAATACTCCTAGGCTTGAGTTAATACCTCTTTGTTTCCTAATTTTTTTTATTTGTATATTTGTCTAAACGAATAAGCAATGCTAGACAAAGCCGAGCAATCATATTCAGATTATCCCGAGGCGGTCAGAAACAACGCTAGAAGGGTTTTAAAATATGTTGATGAGAACGGCTGGGGGCCTTGCGGAACGCCAGTAGGCAAACAAAGAGCCAACCAGCTTGCAAACGGCGAGCCTGTTTCAGTTGATACGATTAAACGGATGTTTTCGTATTTAAGCCGTCACGAGGTTGATTTACAAACCTCTAGCTCTTATGAAGACGGTTGCGGTCGTTTGATGTACGACGCTTGGGGAGGCAAAGAGGCATTGGTTTGGAGTAGAAATAAATTAAAGGAATTAGAAAAAACTAGCGATATGGGTTTTGTAAAAAAAGGATTAAACCAAGGCTTTACAGATAGCGACATGAAACAAGGGATTGTTTCAGGTTACTTTGCCGTATTTGGCAACAAAGACCTCGATGGCGATGTAATCGAGCCAGGAGCGTTTACCAAGACTGTAATGGAGCGAGGGCCACAAGGCAAGCAGTTAATCAAGTATTTGCTAGACCACGATAAAAACAAGGTTGTCGCAAAAATCACCAATCTTTACGAAGACAATAAAGGCTTGCGTTACGAGGCTAAAATTGGTAGCCATGCAGCTGGCCAAGACTTTCAAAAGATGATTGAGAGTGAGCTAATCAACCAGCATTCTTTTGGTTTTAGAACTATAAAAGAGCAGTTCGACCAAGAGGCAAAAGCTAACCTAATTAAGGAAGTAATGATGTACGAAGGCTCAGCCGTCCAATTCTTGGGAGCTAACCCTGAGACCACGTTTATCGACCTTAAAAGCGAAGCGGACGCGTTCGAATACCTTAGCAGACTTGAGAAGTTTGTAAAGACATCCGATGCAACCGACGAAACAATTGAAAAACTAGAAAATCAACTTAAATCACTTTTGGAGTTTCTAAAGCCAGCCTCGCCTACTTTGGAAATAAAAGAAGCCGAAGCTGTGGAAATAATAACAATTAACGAACTTAAAAAACAATTTGAATCATGGAAAATCTAACAATTGATGCCGTAAAGGCAGTAATTGCAGAGGCTGGCGAGGCTCTAAAGGCAAAAGCAGCAAATGCAGAAACTAAAGCCAACGAGGCTTTCGAAAAGGCTGAAAGCCTATTAAAGTCTTTTAATGGTGTAGTAACCAAAGAAGAGGCAGCAGAAATGCAAAAGCAACTTGATAAGTTGGACATTGCAATGCAAAAGAATGCAGTAGACAAAGAAGTAAGCGCTGAAGATTTCAAGACTGCTTTCATGAAGGCTTATGCTCCAGTACAAGCTGAAATCGAAAGATTGAAGTCTGAGCCTAACGCTCGTCTTAAAGCTCCTTTGGTATTTGAAATTAACGAGAAGTCAGTTGGAACCATTACTTTGGCTTCTACAATCGCTAACGAAGCGTCTTCTGGACAAGTAACAATCTCCGAGTTTACTGGTGTTGTTTCTCCTATCCGTCAGCGTTTGTTGGTTTACCTTGCTAACGCAAGCGTTGGAGCAATCGGTACTCAGTATGCAGTATGGGTTGAAGAATACGACCAACAAGGAACTCCAGTAATGATTGGCGAAGGAACTGAGAAAACTCAAATCGACGTTCAATACAAAGAGCAGAGAGCTAAGGTTGAGAAAATCGGTGTTCACATGAAGGTTTCTATGGAAATGCTTGAGGATGCCGCTTACTTGGCTTCTTACATCCAATCCAATGGCGTTAAGCGTGTTGAGACTGTAATTGAAAACCAATTGTTTACTGGTAATGGTACATCTCCTCAGCTTGCTGGTTTGTTGTCTAAGTCTACCACTTTCACTGGCGGTTCAATGGCTGGTGGTGTTGAGTCTGCTACTAACTGGGATGTTATCCACGGAATCATCGCTCAAGTAAGAGCTGCAAACGGAACTGCTACTGGCGTATTCGTTGAGACTGGACAATATCACTTGATGCTTTCTGAGAAGGATGCAGAAAAGCAATATATCTTGCCAGCTGGCGTTACTTTCAACGCACAAGGTGGAATTACTGCTTGGGGAGTAAACATTATCCCAACTAACGCATTGACTGGAACTGCTGCTAACTTCGTAGGTGGTGACCTTTCAGTTATCAACGTACGTTTGAGAAGCGGTTTGCAGGTTGCTATCGGAGAGTCTGGCGATGACTTCATCGACAACTTGAAGACTGTAAGAATTGAGCAGCGTTTGGTGCAGTTTATCTCTGCTAACGATACTCCAGTATTGGTTAAAGGAACTTTTGCTGCTGCAAAGGCTATCCTTGAAACTACCTAATAGTGTTTTGTGTTTGTGTTTAGTGTAAAAGGGCGAGAAATTTTCTCGCCTTTTTTTTGTTTAACTAATTCAAAATCATTTACTTTAAAATAAATTATAAAATATGGCAACATTTACGATGTGTAAGCCTCAAAGATGCAAGCTAAAATTATCCTGCCTTCGGTTTACTTCTAAGGCTAGTGAAGGTCAGGTTTACTTTAATGAAGAACCATGCAACCATGAAGGGACTGATTGCAAAGTATATTTCAAAAAAAATTGTAAGCCTTGTGGCGAAATATAATTATGAAAAAACCTACAAAAAAAACGCTTAATTCAATTGACATGATTAAAATCATGGAATCAATTCCAAATGTTGACACCAATTTTAAATATATAGATATGAAAGCTGGAGAAGAGCATTATAGATTACTTACCTGGATTGGTGGCCAGGTAAAAGTTAATATTATGGAATTAGGGACTTTTAGAGGACATTCAGCTCTTTGTTTATCTAAATCAGGAAACAAGGTATTTAGCTATGATGTTCAAGATTATATTTCTTTAAATCATAAGCCCGAGAATGTTCAGTTTTCAATAATGGAAAATGGTCATAAATTTATTGATGATTCTTTTGATTTATTGTTTATTGACACAATGCATGATGGTATTTACGAACAAGAAGTATTAAACCATTTAAGAGAAATTAAATGGAAAGGAATAGTTCTAATGGATGATATTGTGCTTTTTGATGAGCTTTCTAAACTTTGGGAACAAATTCCAGAACAGAAAGCAGATTGGACAGATATTGGTCATCATTCAGGTACAGGAATAATTTGGTTTAAATGAAATTATCAATTTTAGTCCCTTCAGTAGCAGAGCGAAGAAATACCTTTTTGCCTAAATCATTGGATATGCTTTATGGTCAATTAGAGGCATTGCCAGAACAAGACCAAAAGGAGGTTGAAATTATTTATTTAATAGATAATAAAACCATTATGCTAGGTGATAAGAGAAATCTTATGATTAGCATAGCAAGCGGTAAATACATTTCATTTGTTGATTGTGACGACCGTATTGAGCCAGATTACATTTCAAACATTTTAGAGGCAATTAATTCTAATGCCGATTGTATAACCTTTGAGGTCTCTGTTTCACTAAATGGCAACAATCCTAAAATCTGTTATTATTCTAAAGATTTTCCTAACGACTACAATACTGAGGAGGCTTATTATAGATTGCCAAATCACATACCAGTAATAAAAAAAGAAATTTCTACAAAGGTTTCTTTTCCAAGTTTACCAAGAGCCGAGGATGCTGGTTACGCAAAGATTTTAAAACCACATTTAAAGTCTGAGTTTAAAATAAATAAAGTACTTTATCATTACGATTTTAGCGATTTAACAACCGTTGCTCAAGAATATATCCCCAACATTAGAAACAAACGCAAAAGCAGTATGAATCCAATTGTAGATGTAATTTTTATTTCTAACGCTTCAAAACTAGGGTCAAAAATGACTCAAAATGCAATTGATAGTTGTATTCAGTCGGCAAATGGTTTGGAAGTCAATTGTATTGTAATAGAAGAAAAGAGTAATTTATTCTATAAAAATTCAGTTACATACAATCCTCATTCCCAATTCAATTATAACAAATTTTTAAATTTTGGAGCAGTTCGCGGTAATGCTCCCTGGGTAATGTTTTGTAATAATGATTTGATATTTAAAAATGGTTGGCTACATGGTTTATTAGCCGCCGACTATCCAATTGTTAGTCCTATTGCAATGTCTGACTTTAGACAAAAGGATGTTACAGAAAATGAAATAGGCTGGCAATGTGGTAGAAATTTATCAGGTTGGGCGTTTATGATGAAAAGGTCATTATATAAAGAAATTGGTGGACTTGATGAGGATTTTGATTTTTGGTTTGCTGACAATTCATTAGTTGAGCAATTAAAGAAAATTAATGTGCCTCCAATGTTGGTTGTTTCAGCTAAAGTAAATCATTTAGGTAGCCAAACATTAAAAGAAAGAAACATAACTGATAGAAATGATTTAATGTGGTCTAAGCTAGAATTATTCAATCAAAAATATAATCAAACTTTATTTTCAGAACATCCAAAATTCTTAGAATGGAAACAATTGCAGTCTGTTTAACAACGCACAATAGAAAAGAAGTATTTGAGGAAACATTAATTGAATGGGAAAAATATTTACCAAGCAATGCTACTATTTATGTGGTTGATGATGCATCCAAAACGCCTGTAAAATCTAATTATCGGTTTGAGCAAAATGTTGGAATAGCTAAGGCTAAAAACAAGTGTTTAGAGTTAGCCGACAAACATGACCACATTTTTCTTTGTGATGACGATGTAAGACCGAAAACACATGATTGGTTTAAGCCTTACATTAATTCTCAAGTCAATCATTTGTGCTTGACATTTGATAAAAAAAGCAATAACATCATTTATAGTCCTTCAATAAGATTTAACGGTGAACATGAAGGATTTATGACATATACCGCTCCTAATGGATGTATGCTTTATTTAAAAAATATATGTCTTCAGGTAGCTGGCGGAATGAGACCTCAATTTGGCTTGTGGGGATTTGAACACGTCGAATACAGTCAAAGAATACATGACTTAGGATTAACTCCTAAACCATTTATGGATGTAAAAAATAGTCTTGATTTATTTGATGTTTTAGATTGGCGTTTTGCCGTCGATTCGTCTTTATCAATTAATGAAAGAAGACAAAGCGGTAAAATAAATTTAAAGCTTTACGAAGAGTTCTCAAAACATCCTGAATTTGTAAACTACAAATGAGAATATTTTACTCAAATCCTTTTAGTTTAGACAAAGACATTGGCAAAGCCTACAACGAATACTTGGCCAGCCTAAATGCAAACGACGAGGATTGGATTGTTTTACAGGACGGCGATATTTTGTATCTGACTCCTGACTGGGGCAAAAGAATAAACCATGCTTTGGCTTTAGATGGAGACAAATTTGGCTTGGTTGGATGTTATACCAATCGGCTAAGGTCAAAGCACCAATTGCACGGTAAAGCCTTTAGCAACGATTTAAACATTAGAAATCATTACAATATCGCTATGTCATACGGGGGGGGTGGGGTGCAAGAAATTAGCGAGTACATTGCTGGGTTTTTTATGGCCTTTCAGTACAAGACCTGGAAGAAAATTAAGTTTACAGAAAATAGCTTAGCTTTTGATTCTTTGTTTTCTATGAGAGTTAAAGAGCTTGGCTTAAAGATTGGTTTAATCCGTTCGCTTTACGTTTTCCATAGTTATAGGCCTTGGACTGATTTCGAGCCTTGGAATGAGAAAAAACATTTAATGAAATAAATAGTATCTTTATGATAAAATTATTAATTGACCTAGCACCCTTTCAGAAAGGCGAAATATTGACCGTAGGCAAGACCTACGACACATATTTGGTCGACAAAGGATTAGCGGTTTGGATTAAAGTGGACAAACAAGACTATAAGAAAAAATGAGCGTAATTAGACCCGTAGACATAAGATACAGTTTCCAGGTAGCAACGGAGCCAATTACTTTGGCAGAGGCTAAGGCTTGGATGCAAATTGATTTCTCAGATTGGGACACCTTGATTACTAACGAACTAATCCCAGCGGCTAGAATTGAAAGTGAGAAGGCAAGCGGAATGCTTTATGTGGAAAGAAATGTCGTTGTAACAGATAATAAAACTGGCCAAAGAATTTACCCAATTGGCCCTTGGGTTGCGGATGTAACAACGGACGAAACAGAGGTAGCCAATTACACCTACACGGCTGGATTTAATAACTCCAATCCATTGCCTCAAGATTTGCACGTTGCGATGCTTAAAAGAATTGCAACGGATTTTGCATTTAGACAAAACCTAATCACAGTACAAGAGCAATACGCTCAAAAGGCTAGTATTTCAACCGAGTTAAAATATAGAGCGGACTTATTTGTATGATAAACTTTGGAAAGTACGACCAAAAAGTTGAGTTTGTGACTTTTTCTCCAGTAACCGACGGCGCTGGCGGAACGATTATAAGTCCAGCAACCTCTTTAGTTACGTTTGCATCTGTAACACAAACAAGAGGTGGAAACGCTTTAGAGGCTGGCGAAATGGTATTGCCAAACACTTTGCAAATTGCAATTCAATACCGAGTCTCTTTTATTCCTAGCGAGAATTACCAAGTCTATTACCGAACCAGGTATTACAAAATTACTGGCGTTCAATTGGATGAGCAACGCCAGCACAAAGAGTACATTATTAATATGGTTGGAGTGTAATGGCGGTTACGGTAAAAGGCTTAGACGGGGCTCTAAAAGACTTGGACAAGCAAGAGCAAATTGTAATTGATGCGGTTAAAGATATTTTGGCAAGTACTGCAACCGATATTGAGATTGAAGCAATTAGAAACGCTCCTAGTAGTTGGCAAGGCCAACCGCTAAATATTAAGCAAAGGATAGACAAAGTAGTTGAAGACAACGGTTTAGCCTGGAAAGTTGGAGTTCAATCGGGAGACCCTGTATTTGAGATTGAGGCTTGGTTAGAATTTGGCACAGGATTAAGCGCAAGAGAGATTTTGAGCAATCCACAATACACGCAAGAAGTTAGAGACATTGCCAGGAGATTTTACCGAAACGGACAAGGCCGTATCATTGGCCAGCCTTATTTAATGCCAGCCTTTTTTAGGAATACTGCTAACTTAGTGACCGATATTGAAAACGAAATAAACAAAGATTTAGGATGAGAGAAATAGCCACAGACATACGAATAGCGGTAATTAATGCAATTACGCCTTTGACTCTTAGCGGAGTTACTTTGCCCGTTTACGATACTGAATTACCGCCAACGATTAATCCAGCAAACTATGTAAATTCGGCCGCTTACGTTCTTATAACAGACCAAAACGAAGCTGAAACAACAAACAACGATTGCTCGATTAGACAAAACGCAACCGTACAAATTAATATCGTTACCAAGTTTCCACAAGGGAGCGGAGGTAAAAAGCTTTCGGAAAATATTTCCAATGCCATTCAATTAAAAATGACTTTGGATTATTTAACGTTTCCAGCCGATTTGCAAGTTTTAGAGATTAGAAAAAACTTTAGCAGAACACAAATTGAGCAAGGTAGTAGCCAAATAGCTTACCAAAAAATCTTGTCTTATACCTTGGATATTTTCCAAGTATCTTAGTAAATAAAAATTTATGTATATTTGTTAAAACGAATAAGCAATGGCAACATATCAATTAGGCAATTTCTTTACTTTCGAGTGGAACAACCTTCCAGTCGTTTGTAAAACCTCCGCATCTGTTTCAATATCCAATGAGTCCGTAACCGTGAGAAACGATTGCACGGGCGATTATGGTGTAAGACTAGAAGGCGGCGACAAATCAGGCTCTTTCTCTTTTAGTGGAGACCTAGATTTTGCATCTACTGGAGTATCTAACCTTTCAGCTTTTGACTTGATGGAAGACATCGGAAAAGTGTTTGAATTGGTTTTTGGAGGTACTGACTCAGGAGACAAAATTATTACAGTTGACGCTCAGTTAAACTCTCTTGAAATTACTGCAGAAAGAAACTCTCAAGTTTCATTCTCAGGAACTTTCGACTTTGCTGGCGCTCCAGTAATTAGCGTTATACCAACCTAATAAACATATATGGCTAAATACCATTCTACTCCCTTTAAAGAAGGGGAGATTTTCTTTTACCCAAATCTTGGGGCATTGGCTAATTTCGAGGACTTTACTGGAAAAAGTTTAGGTGAAGTTTTTCAAAATGGAAAAATGCCAAAGCTAGATTTAATTTACGCTTTGCTTATTGAATGCCATAAAGTTGCTTGCATTCGTAAATCGGCAAATCCAATTAGCTTAGATGAGTTAAAAACTTGGGTTGAGGGCAAAGAGGTAATTAATTTATTTAACGACGTTTTAGCCGACTTGCTTTTGGAGTTGGGTATTGGTGAAAGTACCGAAGAAAAAAAAACGTAAGTGAAAACGAAAGCGAGAATTATAATGCTCGCGAGAATTTATTGCTGCTCGTAGGTCGGACTAAAATCCCTTATGAGCAGCTTTTTCATTTAAGCCGTAAAGAGTTAAAGGTTTTAATAAAAGGCCACGAGATAGACCAAAAAGACATGGTGGAGGCAATGCGTAAACAAACTATAATCTTATTACAACCTCATTTAAAGAAAGGAGTAAATTTAGACCCAACACAAATTTGGCCTTTGTTGTGGGACAATACGCCAAAGCCTTTGGAGTCAACGCCTGAAGACTTTGCTAAAGCAAAGAAATTGTTAGAAATTGCAAGTAAACTAGAAAGAAATGGCAAATCCAAGAATAGAGGTTGAGA